GCGACTTATATCGATCATTATATTAATTACTGAGGAAATGAATTCGCAACAGGTTTCACATATATTATAATCTTAGAGATATTAAATCGTTCATTTATTGCATTAGTTTCAATACGAAGGAGCGTGCGCTGCTGTGTCATATTAGTTAATTGGGTAGGTTCTCTATTAGTCCCTGATGAAAGAACTAATGGAACCAAAGTTTGAGTATAAATGTCATCTAAAGTAATTAGACTCATAAGTAAATTTCCTACACCCGAGACGCGCATTCTAATCGCGCCGAAATGCAAAAGTTGACCATCGAATTTCTGTCCACTCGATTTAGAACTAGCCACCTATATACCCTGTTTCTGCAAAGGGATTAGGTATTGCAATTTCTGCAGTTGGAGGATTAGTTCTATCATATATAGTATCTGAAGTTTTATTCTTAACTATTCGATATAAACCCGATCCATTTGAATAAAGAATTGATAATGTTCCTAAACTAATAGAACCTGAAAATTGGGTTCCATCTCCTACTACAGATAGATCAAATGTAAGAGAAGGTGCATCAGGTATATAATCTGGAATTATAAATTCTAATTGAGTTGTAGTTCGTGTTATTACATCGCCATTATTCATATTTATATACAAAGTTTTGGTATTTCCATTGCTATCTACATACTGTAAAGCTATACTACTAATATGAACAAAATCTAATCCATTAATCAGTGGAGAAGTTACTATAACATGACTACCAGGTCCGTAAGGTCCAGAAGAAGTAATTGTCCATATTAGTGTAGTATAAATTCCTTCAATATATGGCTGACTTACATCACCCACACCAGACTGAATAATTATTGCTAAATCTTCAACAGTAAAAGTATGTGTAAATGTATTTAATCCAATTATATTTAATAATGTTAATACTAATATTGGATAAGAGTCAATTCCCTGTATAGCCGTAACATTTGTTTCATTAATGCCAGCTGAACAATTGATATCAATACTATAAGTACTAAGATTTTGATCTATTATACGATGAAAATATCTTGCAGTTAAAATAGTAAATCCAGAAGGCAAATCATTTATAATGTAATCTGTTCCATCAATATTAATTTGTCCCCTATTAAAAACTCCAGTAGCAGTTCCTAAACTTGGATTAGTGCAATTTGCATTTAAGGTCTTATAAAAAGAAATAGCAATTCCACATGGATCTACAGATGAAAACCAATCTCCAATAAAGATTATGAGATCGGGACCAGAATAAACCCTAAAGGTTCCAACAGGAGGAATAGGCATTATTGCAAATCCGATCCCAAAACGATTTCGTCAATGTTATGAATTGCTATAGTATTAACACCAACAGAATAGGATTCGGGAACCCATCTAATATCTTTAGGATTCATTCCCCTCGCATAATTACCAACAAGTATTTTACGAGTAGGAAGAACTATTCGTATTTCTTTTTGTATTACTGCATTAACTACTTGGATTTTTCTAAATTCATTTCTGTCAAGATTCTTCCAATAGTTTTCAATTTTCCAACCTAATTCAGGAGTTATATATCTACCATTAAATAATGTGACACCCTGATAAGTGCAAATTATTAAATAATCAATTGAGGATGAACCAGAATCTAATACTGTTCCTATACCATGAACTGGACAACCTAATGCCTTATCAACATAAGTAAATGACCATGAAGAAGGAACATCGCCGTTATCAACAAAGCCAATAGTAGACGCACGCTTCATTACGTAGAGAATATCACGTAATTCTTGTGCGTTAGTTATAGGATTTCCATCTAGAGGATAAATTAATAATCCATCAATTTGATTAATTGCTTCAGGTTCTCCTGGAGCAGAGACTAAAACTAGTGAAATATCATTATAAGTTGTATAAAGACAAAGTCTATTATGATATAAAGTTAACCCTACACCAGCGGGAATCTCCGAATAATTATCAATTAAATGAGATGCGTCATCTAGAAGATCAGCATCATAAAATGAAATATTGTTTAAAGCAATAGTTGTATTATCATTAATAGTAGCATTAGGAACAAAGAAAAATTGATAACCTGAAAGATCACCATTAAATCCTGTAATTGCCTTTGTAGCAACAAGATGTCTTTTAGTTACTGAGGGATCTGCTGATACAGGAACAGTTCCAAAGGATACTGATGATCCTGCAACTGTAGTAAAAGATTTATTAGAACCAGGTGCAGTTAAAAACCCAGAATAAGTTTCAGCTACAAATGCAAATATATGAAATCCAGGATCAGTATGTCCTGCTGCACCATTAGCTATAGTAATTGCACCAGATAATGGGGAGCCGGCAGCTTTTCGGGCAGCTGCTCCTGCGCCCATGTATACGTAAAGGAATTTATTTTGTAATCCTTTTTCAATGTTTAAATCTCCAGTTACAAATGAAGTAAATGGAGTAATATAGCCACGTCCTGCATAGGGTTGAAATCCAAAATCAGTCATTCCTGCAATAGTAAGAATAGGACCATAGATAGTAGTAGAATCAACTACATGATAAATATTACCATCTCCCGTGGTATCATCATAAGTTAAAATTATTAATGTATTGGCAGTTTGGGTAGGATAATTATAAATTCTTTTTACATTAGATAATGGAACTGCAACATCTTGAGAAATTCCTAAACCATATCGAGTTCCAAAAGAGTTATCACCAATAAATCTAATATTTTCACAGGCAGAGAAATGATCTAAGGGAGTATTATCCCTATCACCACGATCATACAAACCATTGAATTTATCAATAGTTATTGGTTGATGATCTCTTAACATTTCTACCAGGAACTCCGAGACTTAAAACCAGCTCTAAATGGCCTATGCCTAGTTGCAATAGCTTGTTTTGCCTTATCTTCAATACCAGCTAAGATTTCATAAGCATTATTAGCTTCACCATTCAAATCGTCCGCCCTTGTTTTGTTCTCAGCAACAAATTCCGCACAGAGAGCGGCTGTTCTAAAATGTAAATACGAATCAGCATTAATTATTCCTATAGCAGAAGTCGAACTTAAAGTTGATAAATCTACTGTTTCTTCAATATAATCAATTTTTATTTCATTGTTTCTGTTGGCAGCAATAAGTCTAATTTCATTACTTTCCCATGCCCAAATTTGAAATCTATTAGATGGCTCTCTTTCTAAATAATGTGGTATAGAATCCTTTCTAGTCATTCCAACAAATGGATCAGAACTAGAAAATCTCTCCCAAAGTTTCTGTATCTCAACTAGACTAGCTGGTAGTGCCGGAGTTGTAGCAAATCCTATAACAGTAGTTCCTGCTAACACAGATATAGCGGCTGAAGTCTCATTAGTTATTGGAATATTAGCTAATTGAAGTTTCTTACGAAGATCTTTAATTGCTATTTTTAAATATGGTAGCTGAACAACATATGTATAAACTTGCTTCTGCGTATCGTTCATCAACGCAGCAGCAGAATCCATTATCTCACCAGCCGTTACGCTAACTGTTGACATTAGCCAGCCTTCATGATTCCGAGCTTCTTATAGGCTTCAGTATCAATAACATTATGACAAGCCCCACAAATAGGATAATTAGGATTGCGCATTGCTCCGCAAGCAACGCAACGAATCATTTCAATATGCTGGAAGTCAGCAAGCCATTCCTTAGCAACTCCAAGTTCATTAGCAGCAAGTCTCATATCATCTGAAATAGCTAATGGATTACCGTTACTGCGTGACCAAAGAGCATCAGCCTGCCTTACAAGAGCAGAGAAGTATCTCTTTTGATTTTCGTTAGCCTTCTGCAAACGAGAAACATAGCGAACTTTAAGATCCTTCTCTGTTACTTCTCCCTGCACAAAGAATAGACCTGGCATAGCATCGTGCATATTACATCCATATAATCCATTACAGAAATCAACAATAATTGAATTCGCAACCTGAATTGAGCCGACTGTGATTTCCAACAGCGGCTGATCTTCTTCCATTTCCTTAAACCAGCTAGAAGTTCCTACAACTAGCAATGTCGGCTTATCTAAGGTTCCGGGATTTATAACAAATGTTCCGGGAAACATAGTATGATTAACAGATAAAACTTCTTTTGGATAAATAGAAACAACTGTAGATTTGTCTAACGGATTAACCTCGGCACGAATAGTTCTGCGATTTCGATCTTGTAACGGAAACATATCAGCTCTCCTTGTCTATTTTGCCATATTCCTGAGGCATGGCAATACCTTCGCCGTGGACTAGAGCGCCACCAAAACTGGATTCATCACCAAACATTTCCTCTGTTAATTTATCTATCTTAGCCCTTTGTTTAGCTAAGAATACTTCCGGATCAACACAATCAGCATCAGGATCTTTGTAATTAGCAAGCGATTTCTTTCCAAGGGCAGCATACATAGTATCAATTACTATTTTACATACTTCAAATCTTGGTGGAAGATAATTTTGTTTACCATCTTGAAACGGCCATATAGGTTCATAAGATAATTTATTAGTAGGAAGTTCTCCCTGACTAACTTCAGGAACAATAACTAGCCTCTCAAGAACATACTTTTTTGTAATCCACTGACGATACTTTGGAACTGTGCGAGCTTCCGGAACTAATAAAATTACACCAGAATCAGTTCGATCCATTAGACGTTTCTCAAACTGATCCTCTGACCAAACAACTCTCCACATTGGTAGACCTCTAATAGTGTCTATACCGAAGTGGTCTATAAGTTGTCGATTAATAGTTTCAATTTGTTCTGTTAGTTCCATTTCAAATCCTGAATGTGCGTATATAGCATGCGCACCCCGCTTTTTGCTCCCTTGTATTACTACGCGGGAACAACTACCTTCGGATCAACTACCGTAGCTACGAAATTACGCCAAATGTCAGCTGCAACTGCCTTCTTGAAGCCAAGGGCAATAGTAGTATCAACATCAGCAACATAATTATTAATAACTTGATTACCTACTGTTCCACCATCTATATTAATTCTCCAACCACCTTCGGTAGCAAATAATCCACGGAAGATATTATTCTCAATTATTGAATTGTCACAAGCAACAATGATATCACCCGCATTACCACGATGGAAACGATTATTTCTAATTAAAAGGTGATTGGGTGCAGCGATCCCACCATCAGCAGAATTACGAATGGCTGTTCCAGTTCCTAAGGCTTCAAAATCACAATCTTCAATAAGAATACGCTTACATTCTCCAACATTGATGCCGTGTCCACCAGCACCACCAGTAGAGAAGTAGCACCCAATAACAGAACCATGCGATCCATCTGGAATTGCGGCTGTTTCCATTCGACGGAAGCGAATACAATCTGATGCAGCAGGTGGAGCAAATTGAATATTTTGAAATGACCAACCCTGTTCAATTACCTGAATAAGAGCAGTTGTTGCTACTGGTGATGCCGGGGCTAACCAAGATGCTCCACCACCTGTAGGAACACCACTATTAGTAGCTTGTCGTGGCCTATTAGCAGCTCCAATAATACTAACATCATAAACCCCAACAGGAGTTATGGCCTGCTCCTTTAATACACCAGACATAATTATTGTATCTCTACTCTTAAGATGAGGCTTCAAAGCGGAGAACGTAGTAAAAGTAAATGATCCAGATGGACCACCACCCTGAGGAAATAAATAAAATGTTCTGCTTAATCCTACAGCATGATCTCCTAATGCAATTCGTCGATTATCTTGATTAGCGTTGCGCCAGAATCCTAATTGGGTCACAATCTACTCCAGTCTTTCCGACCAGCTTTTTACAGCCAGAGTAATTGGGGAGTGGATAAGTTTTCCCAGCTATCCACTCCCCGCCAGCGTCATCGTTAGCGGTTTTTCAATTGTTCTAGGTTACACTCATCACATAATATTTTGCAGTAGATGGATCATAATAAACTGTAAATGGGCGATTCTGAATTGGCTGATAAGCTGTTAGAATGTTACCATTCGTCAACAGCGCACCAGGAGCAGCATGAGTAAAACATAATACCAGTTCATGATAACCAGAAACAGGAGGAGTAATAGTTCCTACCTGAACCTGAGCAGTAACAAACGTAAATCTAGTAGTTGGAACAATAGTTGCCGCAGAAGCGACAGTAGGAGGATAAGGCTGTTTATCACTCTGTGTAGGATTAAAATTCTGATGGTTGAGGTCAGACATTTTATTTTACCCTTCCCTAGTCGTTATATCCAGTAGGAATAGCCAAATTATCAATATAAGCTGTACCAGCAGGATTGTTAACAAATGTCTGCATACCACAAACCATGTAGAAGATATCAGCAGCACTAACACCACCGCTAGCACCGCGAACTTCGAATATCTTACGTCCATCAGTAGTATAGAAGCCGATGGGGAGGATTTCTCCACGACCCCACACATCCTCTACAACGAAATCAATACGCTTCATATTCCAGTTGAATGATGGAGTTGCCGGAGCACCGGCTAACTGCATATCATCGAAATAAAGATTAAGATCACCTTCCTTCTTAGAAGATGCCTCCTTATAAACTACCTGGACAAGCTGTCCAATTTCTTCATAAGCCTGCTTCTGACATGGATGCAACCATGCCTTTGGCTTGAAATTATTATCAATACCAACACGGTTTCCAATCTTATTGATAGCCAAACGTGGCAATGGCAGCGTTAGCGACGAATTGTTACCATTAACCCTATTCGACCGTATTTCAGGAGTTGAAGCGCGGCTAAATCCAAGCCAGCTACCAGTGCTAGCATTTGAGTGGTGATATGGCACACCAAACAAAGCTGGCAATGAAGCAGGAGAGGAAATACCGTCAACAACGATAAGATCAGTTGCAGCGGCTCCAGCAATAGCAGGAGTAACATCAACAGTCTTACCTTCAACATCCCACTTAGTAATTTCTCCCTTACCACGCAGCGTAGCAAGAGTAGCATCATAAACCTGAACTGTCTGACCATAGCGCATTAAACGAGCGCCCTGACCATCAGTAGTTAAGGTATAAGTATCAACACCAGCAGCAGTTGAAACAGTAGTAATGGTTCCAAGAACACCATTACCAGACTGCATCATCTGCGAATCAAGCTGGCGACGCATTTCATCAAGAGCCGTTGCCGTCATACGGCGAACAGCATTAGTAATAGACTTGCGATCGCTATCAGTAGCCCACTGGGTTAACTTCGTATACTCGATGTTCTGACTAACGAACACACAAGTAAGCGTAGCCTTATCCCACTGAGGACCACCACCACGACCTAAATCACCACCATCAGGATTAAAATACTGGAACTTACCACCGGGCCTCAATTCAAGAGGCACTCGCATCTGTCTATTTGAAATACGTTCAACGTCTCGCTTCTGAATTGTTGCAAAGAACTTATCATCACGTTCAAACAGAACGCGAATCTTCGGAACTACTCGTTCCAACTCTAATGCAACAACATTTGCTTCAACTACAGCCATTGCGTCCTCATTTCGTTACTCAATCAATCTTGCATCAAAAAGTCAACAGATTTCATACCACGTGGAATAGCTTTTGCTTGCTGCTTATCTGACTTTCCGCTATTACTTGAGGACGCGGACTTTCCTGCCGGAAGTGGACCCCTGCGCTTTGTTTCAGGTTCTTTATCATCCTGAATTCTTTTACCTAAACCTTTAAGAGCCTCGTTACGTGCCTTTTTGATTACCTGAGGCAGCAGGGTCTTTGCTCTTGAAAGATAGGCAGATCTAATCTTATTTAACGAATCTTGATTAAAATCTGATTTGAATGCACGTTCCCAAAGGCTATCAAGAATAGTCTTAAATCTTGTATCATTATCAATCAATTCAGCAAGATTTTCTCTAGCATCTCTAATTGCTGTTTTCTTGACATAATCAGTCATAGAACCTTTAGGATCAATATTTACTTCAATAGTAGCCTTCAAAACATTTTCAACTTTATTGCCTAGCGATGTGCGAGCATCGTTAAATCTATGCTGAACAAGCTGTTGTTCTCGCTTATTTAATGTTTCTTCTCGCTCGTCTTTTTCTTTTTCCTTAGCTAGTTTTGCCGGAGGGGTATACTCGCTGGTAGCAAATACGAATTGATTTAATAATAATGCAGCAGATTGCAGTGGATCTCCAGCCTCGCCTAATCTCTTTGCTTCGCCAATCATTGATCCAATAGTAGCTCTAATAACATTTCCCATTATATGAAAATAGGCATTATTATCAACTTTAGCCAATGTTGGCATAAAGTTATCAATTAGCTTATTAAGAGACTCGGGATTAGAACTTTTTAAGCCAGTAAGAAGTTTTTCTGTGCTTCCATTAAGAAGATCATTTTCAAATGCGTCAAGAATCTCTGATTTCTCAACAGCCGCTTTTGCATCTTTAATTGTAGGAAGAATTTCAGTAAACTGCTTATCTCGATAATATGCAACTTCGAGATATGGAAAGTCCTTAAATAGTTTAGGATATTTAGCAAGAATCTCCTTCTTACGAACAGGAGCTATTAATTCTTCTTCAATATCTTTATCTTCATCATCTTCTTCAATTTCTAATTCTTCTTCATCCTTATTTTCGTCATCTTCTTCGGAATCTTTATCCTTATCATCATCTTCTTCAAGATCATCCCTTTCATCTTTTTCTTCTTTTTCTTCCTTCTTTTCTTTTTCATCCAGCTTTAGCGGCTTTTCATCATCATCTTTCATGAAATCAATCATATTATCAATTGACAATTCTCCTATATCAGGAGCCTTACCAGCATTATCGTCCGGAGAAAACAGCAGCCTAAGATTCAGTTTTAACATTATTATCCTCAGTTCTTGGAGTTTCCAGATTCTTGTCTTGCTGTTTCAGGGTTCTGGATCCCTGCTGCTCTTGCTGATTCATCATCATTTGTTGTTGAATAATCATATAATGCTGCTTACCATGAAGCAGCACGTTTTGATAACCTCTTGGATTTTCAATCTTAGTAAGCCTACCGGCATCGCTAACAGCCCATCCCCTAATAATTTCAAATTCAATCTGATGATTATCGAATATCTGATCAATTTCTACAGAAGATTGTTCTTCTTCTGGAGGAGGCTGACCAGCAAGAATAGCCTGTTCAGCAATAACAGGATCAACAGGAGTAGGAATAGGCTCAGATTCAAGAAGAAGTTTAATTTCTTCATACTGTTTGTTCCTATCATCTTCTCCAGGAATACTTAAATCATTTAGTCCAATTGCTTCGTATAAATATGGGAGATTTTCCGGAGATGCAATAAGTGCAAGAACTTGCGGATTGTTAGCTTGAATTAACTGCATTACCGTATCTTTCATCTGTGCCCATGAAACAGGAAGATTCTCGTTGGCTTCTAATTCTATCCGACCAATAGAACCTTCGAGTTCTGCTTTGCGAATAAAAACGTTTACGAAATTGCCAAGCTTATCCTTCTCAACATACTTGTCGTCATCTTTCATTTCTTTTATATACATTGGAATAGCCTTGCTAAATATTATCTTCCACCATACACTAAATATCTTCCAAGTATTCTGAAGTCTTTGTAAAGCCTGAGTTCTAGACATTGAATAAACTGATGCAGTTTTATTATCTGATAATTGTCCGCCAAACAATGAAGGAACAGCGCCAGAAACTAGCTGACCATAATTCTGTATCTGTGTAGCAAATGGTAATACTTCAGATGACAATGTAGCTGTTTTAACTTCATAAAAACCATCAGAAACTCTCATTCCTGATTTAGGTCTAACAGGAAATACCTGTCCAGGAGAAACTTCTTGATCTCTATATGCTTGAAAATTCAAAACATCTGTGCTTGCAAATGTCTGCGGTATGCCATGCTCAATAGTCTGTAATGTCATACTAATTAAATCGTTAGTAATTTCCTGAATAGAAACAAGTAATAAGCCAAGTGGATCGTGCTGTAAGAAATCGGAAAGAGGATTGTAGGTTAGAGTCCAACAATCATCTAAGCACTCATTTTCGGCTTCGGCAAATTCATCATTAATTAAAACTACTTTTGCACCACTAGGAAATAACTTTTTAAGATCTTTAGCTTCATCTTCTTCTAAAATTTCAAATGAGAAAGGACGTAACCAACAATTGCGAACAGTGACATTATTAATAGGATACTCACCATAATATTGAGTATTGAGTCGTCCCCATCGCTCATATGGTTCAAAAGCCCCACCTGATCCCGGTCCAATCTTATCTCTAATATCAGGATACATATCCCGAGCTAACGAATAGTGTGTTTCATAACTAAAGATTAAGTATGGGGTGTCCTTCTGCTGCTTAGCATATGAAGCTACTTTAACGTAAAGTCCACCATATGCCTCTAAACAAATCCTTGATTTTGGTTCCTTAGTAATTCCAGTAAGTCTAGTAACAACAAATGGAACCTGAGTAAGTTCGGAATCAACTAACTGCATACACTGAGTACACGGAAGTTTCCCCTCATTTAGCATACTATGCAATTCAGAATCATCATCTCCCGGCATAAATTCGCCTAGTTCATTAGCAGCTAATTCATAATCTGGGAGTTGAGTTTTGCAAATGGGACATACGTTGCTATCACGCATTTCCTCAACTTCTTCAAAATTCTTCTTATCGTAAGTTCCAAATTCTTCGGCTTCCTTAGCATATGAATAGCAAGCCGTCATTCCCTCTGTGCAAAAGATATATAAGGCATGAACCCACAACAGAGAAACATCATTATGACGATACAATAATTCGGCAATCTTATTACCAGCACGTGAAGTTATTAAATCTAATGAATTGTCTGCATCCTCGGGATAACAAGTAATCGGTGGAACTAAAGTCGAAAGAGCCGCAATGATAGATTCTAAGTAAGCTCTGAAAACGTTAATTGGCTTATCGTAAAATGACTGGTCCGAATCTCCAGCCTTCTGCTCATCAAATACACGCCAATCATGAGCTACTTCAGAATACCAAATTCTTTGAAACCCATCCCAAGCTAATTTCAAACGACGATATTGTCTAATCTGCCGCTCACGAACGGCTTGATCTTCTTTACTGAAGTGCTCAATGACTACTTTAAGTAGTCGTTTTTGATCTTCAGTTAGATCGCTAATCTTCATAATCGTGATCCGAATCTTTCATCTTCTTAAATATACTAGACTTGATTTTACCCTTTGGCTTAGACTTCTTATGACTAGATGAATTACTTTTAATAAGCATCATCTTCTTCTTGAATTCGTCCGATGGCCCTATTCCTTTTTTCATTTCACCCTTAATTTCTTTTTCATCTTATCGGATGGTTCTACTGAATTCTTTTCTTTATCTCTATTATATTCGTCCCAACGAGGATCGTCGGGATCACCACCATATATTGGTCTAGATTGCCGCATTTCTGGACGAAAATCACTTGTTATTAAATCCATATATCCTACTATTTTATCTTTCTTTTCGTCAGGAAGATTAACATCTTTAGATTCTTTATTACTTTTACCAGGACGAGAATTAGATTCCCAAATCCTAGGACGAGTGTCCATCCCCCTAATCCTATCATCATTATCAGGGGTAAATACTGTTTTCTTTTTTTTCTTTTCGAGATATTCTTGAGCCATTACTTCTTCCTTTCAGGCTTAAGATAAACATCAGTAGGCATCCTCATTTTACCAGTATCAAATAATGGAGTAGCAGGCTGCTGAAAACCTTTTCTTAGTGCTCTCTTTTTCTCTACGTCATAAGCAGCCATTTCATCTGGTCTACGATGATAGGGTTCATTACTACTTGTAGCCTCATGATATAATTCACCAAGAAAACTCTTATTTCGTTGATTCATTTGCCTTACATGCTCATGTTCGTGAAGCAATGTGGATGCAATCCCTTCAGGAGAATCTTGAATATCATTTAAATAAATACTTCTACCAGGACTTGCATATGCCTGTGCATTTGGCTGAAGTAGTCTACTAAACATTCCATATGGCTTTATATTAGACTCATCTAAATCGGGAGCTTCTTGCTTAGCAATACGAATAGCTTCCCATACATTTGGACCAAATTCATTGGATCCGAAAATCTTTTGCAAGATTCCCGGTTCAGGATTAGGGAGCTTCTTTCGCTGCTCCTGCTGAGGCAATTCCAAGCTCCTTCTCTAACTTATCAACTTCTTTTTGTTCTTTACTTTTTTCTCTAATAATCTTAGCCGCTTCTCGATCTTCAGCTTCTAATAACTGTCTACGAGCATTCCAAGAAGTTTGCTTTGGTTTTAATTTTTCATAATCAATTTCTTCTATATGAGTTTCTGGAGTTCTATTCTTATCTAGTACAAGTTCAAGTAGCTTCTGCTTCTCATTATTAGATAAAGCTAGTTGTTCTTTAAGTGTTTCACACGACTGGCAAATCATTTCATTCTCACATTCGATACAATGTGGATGCTTTAACTCGTGTAGGAATCTTGCAATTCTATTCAATTTACTCTCCTTGCACGATGAAAGCGGCTGACCGGTGCATATTTATCTTCTACTTCAGTAGATTTCATATTACGATAGAAGGCAGTCCAATCTTTATTTTCTTCAAGCCCTCTTACGATAGCTTCCTGCTTTTTGATTCTTTCAAACTCATCAGCAGCATCTTCATAGTAACTTTCTGCAGTGCTACAAGCATAGCGTAAATCATCATAAGGATCATCACCATCAAATTCGGCAACATCTTCTGCTGGTTTGCCATTTCGACCCTTATCATAATTACATGCTTTAATCGAATCAATCATGACTGGACAGCAATTAGGATGCCCATCATGATTGTCTGCATTACATTTGAAAATTTGAAGTTTAGGAATATTAGTTTCTTCTTCAGGAATTTCAAATATATTTAGATAGGATCTATATTCTTGTTCACCCTTATTCCTTAGAATCCAAGCCGCTTTCTCCTCATCATAAGCTGGCATTTCAGCTAGTGGAGTCATTGGAAGCGGTCTAAATCTTAAATACTCATGAATAAGCATCTTACCAGCTACTCGACTACCGGGAGAATTAACACTCAACTCAATTGGAATTCCCAAAGCATCTTCTATTTGCTTTTGAATAGTCGAATCTTGCCCACGATCCTGAGATGCAGAACGGCAGAACTTAACAATCTTTGGATTTTCTTTATCATAAAACTCTTTTACTATTGGTGCCCATACAGAAATCTTAGTCTTTAACCAATACAATTCTCTATAAAGGTAAAGTCTTTTTGTTGGTGATACTGCATAAAATCCAATATAAGTCATTGCAGTATAGCCCCAATCACCTACAATGAATCGCGGCCACCATGATGGAATTTCAAATGGAGGAATTACGTGTAATGCGTTTTCAGGTTCATCAGGATAATGCTTATCTCTAAGTTCATCGAATACTTGTCCTAAATAAGCTGACCAGTCGCCATGCCTCTTAGCTTTTCTTTCAGCTTCTGGTCTACCTTCAAGAGACTTAATATAGTTGGGATCGAGATGCTCTAAGTTATCATCAGGAGTTGAATGAACGTAAATACGTTTGTTGCTACCTTTACCAACGATGATTTTACCACCAGCCGGAAATGGATCAATAAATCTTTTCTTAACGAACGTGTGACCTATTCCACCCGGCATACCAGCGGCTCTAGTAATCGCAACTAGACCAGAACCTTTTGGTGCCCTGTTCCTTTCCTGGCATATATAAAGATATATATATTCTGTAGCGTTTGTTAACTCATCTGGAGTAAATAATGAAATTTCCATGGAGTCGAATCCATGAACATCCTTTTCTTCTTCGCAATGAGCTAAGAATATCTGAGCACCAGAGTTAGTTCCACGTTCTCTAGCACCATATTGATCAGGACGTGGAAATGTCCAGATCATATCGGTCCCATTATAAGTAGCACCAAACTTAGTATAAATATCTCGTGTTCTTCCTACGATTTCTTTCTTCAAATCTGGTCTAGTCCGGCGCATGAATACTTGTTTAAACTTTGGATTCTCATGCCATCTATGACAAATCCCATACATTAATAGAACATCAGACTTACCAGAACCTGCACCACCACCATATAATGCTTCTTTAATAGTTAATGGTAAACACAGAAATAGCTCTTGCTTCTTATTTGGCTTCCAGACGTTAGCCAATTCCTTTGGCAGAACAATAGACATTAGAATGTAACTGTAGCAAGAGTTCTACTTACACCATTATTTCTTACTTTTAAAGTTAATGTAGCAGCAGCAGAAGTAAAATCTCCTGTAGAGGATTCTATCCAAATATCACCATTAGCTAATGAAGCTGGTGTAGTTCCTATCCAAGCTAATCTATCTCCTGCGCGAACTCGACCACGAAGATAAGTATCAGTTATAGTTGCATTTCCAAGTGTAATTGTATTAGATCCATTGCCAATGGTATTATATCCAAAAACATTTTCATTAGTTATGCCTGCTCCAGAAGCCTTAGTAAGTCCTCCAATAAATACGCAATTTTCACTAGTTTGATTTGGGGTAGTCCCATCTGACAAATAACGTCCAGATTGATGACCTAAAGCAGTATTAAGACTACCAGTAGTTAATAATGCTAATGATCCTCTCCCTATAGCAGTATTAGCACCAGTTCCACCGTTTAAATTATTTAAAGCACCATTTCCAATCGCAGTATTTTCATTAGTATCTGTGTTAGATGATAAAGTAAGAAAACCAATAGCAGTATTGCGAAATCCATCTCTATTATCTCTTAATGCTTCATAACCAAAAGCTACATTATAATATCCATCTCTATTATTATGAAGGGTATAAGCACCAACTGCTGTATTATAACTACCAAAAAAATTCTGTCCCGCGCCAATAGCACGGGCGCCCATAGTAAAATTACCAGATGCAATTCCAATAAAAATATTAAAACCATCTGTAATTGCACCATCTGGTGTGGGACCATAATTAAAATCATGTATAAACGGAATACCAGCTTTAATAATTATACCAATATTAGGAT